CTCGTGCCCGTCATAGTACTCCTTTCCACAAGACTCCCTGAACTTTCCAGTCCAGAAGCTCTTGTGGCGATTCACCTTGAACCCAAAAAGCTCAAGGTTTCGCACAACCGCTGGCACTAAGTCTACAGGTACGACAATGTCGTCCCCGTAGACGCGCACCCGACCCCTGTAGGACTTGATATCCTTCAGGGTAAGGCGCCTTCCGAGCTCTTCCTCGATTGCATAGAAGATCGTGGTTAGAAACACGATTTCTTCCATGGGAAAGGTAAGAGCTGATCCCATAGACGCGAACTTGGTTAGGGACATAGTCCCATGGCCAGGTACGTCGGCTCTGGTAGACCTGGTGGCCATTACTGCCTCGAAGAGGTCAGGGTGGTCCATCAGGATCCACTGTACGAGCTTGACAGAGACACGGTCGGAAGCCTCGCTCAAATCGAGCGTTGCGAGCTCTCCTGTTAGAGAGCCCTCACGGGCCAGCTCCTGGTTAGGGGTTTGGTCAGTGAATCCAACCATACCGTAAGCGGGATTCGTTCGACGTTTTGTCGGACGCCGCTCAAGGTAGTCCACGAACCGTTCCATGAGGCCTTGCTGCATGTACATCATGCAGGTCGGCTCCACGGCGATGATTCGGGGTGTCTTCTGCGTTTTAGGAACTGATATGACCTTTACTGGTCTCTCAGATCCGGGATCCAGGTATTTGAGAGTGTCCAAGGTCGAGTGATACCGTAGGTTTGGTATCAGCTGATCCATTGCTGGAAAGCTGACCTCCAAACGTTCCGGCCACTCGCACTGACGATATTTCGCGTTTCCGCGAAGCTTATCGGCAGTGGCGCCTGGACCATGCTTCGGTACGATGTTACCGTAGTAAACATCTTCGTTTACTGCGGAAAACACATCGCCGAACAGCATGTTCGCGATCCGAGCCATGCCACGGTATTTCCGTGAATCAGGCCGATAAATCGCATCTCTCAATTCCTGTTCACACTGGACATAAGCTGTGAAGGCCTGGGCCTCCCGTGCATCACTGCACGGGAGACCCACCTTGCTGAGCGACAACGTAAGTTGCCGCACAGCTTGGATGGCCGTCACAGACGGATTGTCCAGCAGAAGGCCGCCATCGCGGTCGAACACAAGCCGGAGGAAATTCCTGAATAACAGGGGAAATCCTGCCTGCTGTCCACAAAGTGACAACAGGTCACCGGTCACCCGTCCTTGGTCAAGCGAACTTTCGAACGCTTTTCCAATTTCGGGCAGGCTTAGTGTTAACACTTCTAAGCCCTCGTGTTCAAAACGACTCGTGACTTTATTAATGTCACGAGTGGCGCTAGTGCAGCACTGGATAGCAGCGTCAGTTGCTATCCTCTGCCATAACAGCATTAGGTTTTTCATCCCAACCTCCTTTAAGTAGGGGGCTAAAGATCCTAAACCTTCACGCTGAGGGACAATACAAAGTCCGAACTAAGGAAACGGAACACAGCCAACGCTATGGCTGATATCTAGACCAGCGAGCAATGAGCCCGCAATGGTCAGAATCAGTGTAGCGGTGACCACATTCCGCCTCGTTCTCGAGTCTGACGACTCTAAGTCCGAGGAGGAAGGAGAGCTTTTCCCATACTGCTTGCCGCCAGATTTGGCGGTGGAAGCATTTGCTTCCGCAGATGAGCGAGTCCTCTTCTTCCTCTCCTTGCTCAGACCTCACCCCGAAGGAAGCGCAGGCTGTAGTCGGGCGTACCCTCGTTCAAGATGGACGAGAGCAGCTTGACAAGCCAGTCTGCATCCGCGGCATCGAACCCACCTCCGAGCTTCGGCATGTTGACCGCAAGAGTTGCGGACATGCCGGCCTCGAAGCTGGACCCGGTGCTGAGCGGATCCTCGACAATCGCCAGCCGATCAAGTCGGATGGCGTGTCGAGCGCGAGCCTTCACCGTGTGCTCGAAGGTCAGACGGTCAAGACCGTCTGCGGTCTGGTAGACTCCAGTGGAGACACCAAACCCCGTACGATAGAAATCGTACGTCTGGGAGTTCACGGTTTGGGTGGGCATTGTTTCAGGGAAAGCCAAAGTGCTGTCCTTGCAGTATCAACCGTGGCGATTTGCCACGGAGGGTATTGACGACAGTGCTACCAGGATTGGCACACTGCCTCACGACGCCCAACGCCCTCATTTGAGGACCAAAGCAGCCGTGATGGCCTTCTGACGGTTAGTTAGACCGTCAAACTGAAGGCCGAATCCAAAAGGCGTCGCCTTCCGACGGCGAAGATACTTCGCTGTGTATGTCGTAGACATAGTCGGAAGGGCGTGTGCGTTATTGTTGGATCCAGTGTCGACTTCATTCCAGAAGCGACACCTACCAACGTAGGCATCACGCACCGTGCAGCTACGTGTTATCATGAATGACTCCATGATGTAGCCCCACGGCATGACGAGGCCGTCCCTGGCAAACGCTGCGAGATTGTGAATTAAATCTCCAGCGTTTGTAAACCAGTCAGCGGCCCAGGAGTAGGGCAGCAAGTTCCAAGCTGTGTCAACGGAAATTCCGCTGTACAGGTAGCGCATTTCTGCCTCCTGTCGTAACAGCTTGTCGCTCCACGCATCACCTACGGGTGGTAGATAGTACGTGAAAGCACCTTTGAACCAGGTTTTTCGTTCCCTGTGTTCATTGACTTGCAGCTCCCCGGGCCATCCTCCGATGGCGGTTTGGAAGTAACCGGCGGCCTGTGATTGACACGGACCGCCGAGCCACTTTTCCATTCCACCTGAGGATGGTGTCACGTTGATTTGGTTATCAACGACTGTAGGAAACTCATAACCACGTCTGATGACCACGCCAGACTTCGAAACGTACTGTGCGATTAGCTTTTCAGCTTCTCCCACAGCCCGTCGAAATTTCTGGAGGTCAGACAAGAACGGCTTAATGCCGAACTCGTAACCCAGGTAGTTACTAGGGATATCATGCCTAGTAAACCTTCGATTACGTAAAATGTCCATCCCCGGAAAACGGGGGAGCCCCTCGGTGAGGAGCTCGCCAACAGCTGTTGGCAAGTCAGAGATGGGATTGGTTGGCAACACCCGAGCTATAGCCGTCGTGCCGTAACCGATAAGATCGGTTTCGTCACTATAGCCATACGGCAGATTAAAGAAATCTGTCGCATCGAAAATATAGTCATCGGCGCCAACCAATACAGGGCCACGATATGCATGGTATATGTCACTTGCAAGATTGCAAATGACATCCAAGCGCGTGGAATCGACTTCAACTTGAGACTCGAATGCGGTCCAATTAGAACCGACATCCGACGTCACTAAGCCTTTACGCTTTAGTGACGGCCAATGGTTATTGGTCGAATCATTTTGAAATCGTCCTATTACGGACACCGGCCGATTTGCATTGACCAAGACGTGTGAAACGCCAGGGGCAATGAAATGGTAGGTGGGTTCTTCGAAAAGAACCTTCTCCGTAATAGCCATGTTATGAGTTTTCTCCTCCTTTCGGACGCACAGGATTGTTCCTGCACTATAGCCCAGAGCCCCTAGGGGCT